TAGATTGAATCTAAAAGAGTGTGAAAATTGTAATAACAAATATCCTGAAAAATGAGAAAGAAGTGATTTTATGAATAAAAGAATAATTTGCAATTGGTGTGGTAAATTATTTTACATCCCAAAACAGTCTAAAAAAATTTACTGTTGTAAAAGATGTGAGAGAAAGGCTAATAGAAGTAATAGAGAACAGCAAAATTAATTTTAAACAATAACACTATGGGGGAATAGCAATGAATAAGTTTCAAAAAGCAGTTTCTCAAATGGTAAAGCAAGAGGAAAAAGAGAATTTATGGCAAGGATATGAAAATTGTAGAGTAGGTAGAAGTATATCAAGTTCCATAAGAAGATATGTAAAAGGGTTTAAAAAGTTTGGATATAGTGTACATGAGGTTTATGAATTTATAAACGATATTAATAAGTATGAGTAACTTTAAGTGATAAAGGAAGTATTTGATTGAGTAAATACAATAATAAGAAAATTGTAATAGATGGAATTAAATTTGATAGTAAAGATGAGTCAGAGTATTATTTATATTTAAAAGAAAAAAAGGAAAATGGAGAAATAAAAGACTTTGGACTTCAACAAAAGTTTGAACTACAACCTAAATTTAAAAAAGATGGGAAAAGCTACAGAGCTATTACATATACAGTTGATTTTGCCATATACAAATGGAATGGTGAAGTCGTTTATATAGATGTGAAAGGGTATAGTACACAGCAGGGTGAACTTAGAAAAAAGCTTTTTGACTATAAATATCAGGACAAAAAATTGATATGGATTGCTAAAAGCAAAAAATATGGGGTAGACGGTTGGATAGAATATAGTGAACTTAAGAAAAAGAGAAAAGAAAATAAGAAAAAGGTAGCTTAAATAAATAGGAGTGATGTTATGGCAAGTAAAGTTAAAAAGGAGTTTTTTATGGCAACTAAAAAACACCTTGAGAACTACAAACAACTACATATTAATATTGAAAGTCTAAAACTTCAAATAAAAAATCTTAAAGAGTTCCATTTAGGTGATTTTATGCAAGGTTTAAGCTATGACAGCATTCCCATAAGTAAGACTAATTCAATAAGTAATCAAGTTGAAAATGAGTTAATTAATCTTGAAGAAAAGATAATAGAAAAGCAGATAGAATTATATGAAATGGAAGCACTAAAATATACAATAGATGTATCCATAAGCAATTTAAAACCTATACATAAACAAATTATAAGGTATAGGTATATTGAAGGTTTAGAATGGAGTTTAATAGTTGATAAAGTATACTTAGAAGAAAGACAATTAAGAGAAAGAGCTAATCAAGCCATTAGTTCAATATCAATAGCCTTGTTTGGAAAGAAAGCACTAATAGAGCAAGAACCATTATTTAAGATGTTAGATTTATAGGCAGTTAATAGCTGTCTATTTTTTTATAAAAAAAGTATATGGAAATTATTTACAATATCACGTATGCGTGATATAATTGAAATATAGAAAGGAGGTGAAAAGAAAGTGACTAAGAAAATAAAAGAGTTCAGAAAACTCATAAAAGAATTAACTGAACTCGTACTCGAAGTTGGCACACTATTAGCAGTCATCAAAATGGTAATAGATAGCCTACATTAGTAAAACGTTAAGAGTGGAAGTTGCACCTTCCCTCTTAACTAAATTATAAAACATAGTCACTAAAAATACAATGAATAAGTATAGAGAATTAAGATTTGAATTATTGAAATTACTGTATGACACTATTAAATTAATTGGAGCATTACTCTTGTTATATTATGTTATTAACTCAATTTTCTAACAATGATTAGGAGGAATTTTATGAATCGATTTGAAGGTATTTATAGCTTTGCAGAAGCAACAAAATTATGGAATTTGAAAGATTCTACACTTAGAAAAGCAGTTGCAACAGGAAAATTAGTTGAAAATATTGATTGTAAAAAATTTGGTCGTGATTGGGTAGTAACTATTGAAGCAATGGAAAGAGAATATGGAAAGTTAAATAATATAATGAAAGACCTAGATTAAATTCTAGGTCTTTTTATTGCCGTTTTTCTGCCGATTTTACAATTTAAAATGTGAGATAATAGTATTGTGGAAATGAATATTTCTCTCTCAAAACTAAATATATGTGGGCTAGGTAAAGGGATTCACCTAGCTTATATGAGCAGACTAGGCAGGGCATGAGGATGCTGTAAGTTCAATTCTTACTATGTTCAAACTTATTAATACACTATATGTAGATATGCTGGATTAAAACGGAATTTAATTCAAATGTCTAAAAGAGTGGGGCTTGGTAACCTCACTCAATTTGCAAGGACTGGTGTGTAATCTTAGGTTCGATTCCTAAAACTTGCTCCCTTAAATATAATATGTATCCCCTAAGAATAAGGCTTTAGATTAAATTTAAAGTCTTATTTTTTTATTTATAAAGCAAATAAAGAGGTGGTGGTATGGCAGATTTGACTGAAAAACAAAAAAGGTTCTGTGATTATTATATTGAAACTGGTAATGCAACAGAAGCATACAAGAAAGCATACAAAAATAACAATCAAAGAACATCAGAAAGTAATGGAAGTAGACTGCTGAGTAATGATAAGGTTAAAAATTACATTGATGAAAGATTAAAGCAAATTGAATCAAAGAGGATAGCAGATGCAAAAGAAGTTATGGAGTATTTAACAAAGATACTAAGAAATCAAGAACAAGAAGAAGTTGTAATAGTATCAGAAAATGGTCCTGAAATAATAAAAAAAGATGTAAGTATAAAAGATAGAAATAAGGCAGCTGAATTATTGGGTAAAAGGTATGCTTTATGGACTGAAAAAGTTGATTTAGATGGAAATGTTGGTGTAACTATAATTGATGATGTAGGTAATTTAAATGATGGATAGAAAAATATCTGAAATAATAAATAAAAATTTCTATGAATTTTGGAAAGTAAGTAATAGCAATAAATATTTATATCATGTATTAAAAGGTGGAAGAGCTTCAGCAAAGTCAACTCATATAGCCTTTTGGCTAACTTTAGCTATGGTTAAATATCCTGTAAATACTGTTTGCTTTAGAAAGGTTGGTAATACAATCATGGATAGTGTTTATGAGCAATTAAAAGAAACTATAGAGATATTTGGTTTAACACATTTATTTCAGTTTAAAAAATCTCCAATGGAAATTATTTTTATTCCAAGAGGAAATAAATTTATATTTAGAGGTCTTGATGACCCACAAAAGATAAAATCTATAAAGTCAGCTAAATATCCAATTGCTTTTGCATGGTTTGAAGAGGTAGCAGAAATAAAAACAGAAGATGAGCTATCTATGGTAATTAATTCAGTGTTACGTGGAGAATTACCAGATAAATTGAATTATAAAATATTTTTATCATACAATCCTCCAAAAAGAAAGCAATCATGGGTTAATAAGAAATTTGAAACACATACATTACCTAAAAATACGTATGTTCATCACGGTATTTATTTAGATAATCCTCATATATCAAAAGCTTTTATTGAAGAAGCTAATGAAATTAAAATAAGAAATGAGTTTAAATATAGATGGGAGTACTTAGGAGAGCCTATTGGTTCTGGAGTAGTCCCTTTTTCTAATTTAGAGTTTAAAACAATAACAAATGAAGAAATACTTCACTTTGATAACATAAGGCAAGGTAATGACTTTGGATATGCAACAGACCCTATGGCATTTGTAAGACTTCATTATGATAAAAAGAAAAGAATTATATATTTTATAGATGAAATATTTGGAGTGAAAATGTCTATAAGAGAATTAGCTTCTAAGATTAAATCAAAAGGGTATGACGATTTTAATGTTGTTTGTGATAGTGCAGAACCAAGAAGTATTGCAGAACTTAGAGAGTATGGAATAAGAGCATTAAAAGCTAAAAAAGGACCTGGTTCAATCGAATTTGGAGAGAATTGGTTAGATGATTTGCAAGCAATAGTAATAGACCCAAACAGAACTCCAAATGTGGCTAGAGAATTTGAAAATATAGATTATCAAACAGATAAAGATGGAAATGTAAGAGCTAAATTAGAAGATAAAGACAATCATTCAATTGATGCAACAAGATATGCACTAGAGTTAGATATGAAAACACATGGAAGAGAAAGACAATATAACAGCAGATAGGGGGTGTAACATGTTAGATTTGATAGATATAATTCAGATGGAACTTACAGGCTTATATGGTCAAGAAGTAATACGAGAAATGGGTGAAATTATAAGGCTGTATGATAAGTATGAAGGTACAGGACAACATTGGATAGAAGAGGAACAAGATTATAAGCAAACAAGAAAAAGAACAAATTACATTAAGAAGCTAATTAAAGAAGAAGCAAGGTTTTTATTTGGAAAGACACCAATATTTACAATTAGCCCAGAAAATGACTTAGATAAAGAAAAAGCAGAAGAAATAAACAAATCTATTAACAAAATTCTAAAGAGAAATTTATTTTCAGATAAATTAATTAAGGCAGCTAGAGATTGTTTTATTGGTAAAAGGATAGCTATAAAACTACATGCAGATAAAGAAAGCAAGAGTTTAAAGATAATGTTTGTACCCAGTTTAGAGTTTATATATGAGCCTTTTGATAACCAATTTGATGAACTTAAGAAAATCGTATTTTTCCATCAAACAAATCAAGAAGTGGAAAAAGATAAACAGAGAATTTGGAAACAAAAATATGAAATGGTTAATGGAAAATGTATATTAAGTGAAGGTATCTATAATGGTTATGGATTATGTATAGAAGAAATAGTAAGTGATACAGATTTAAAACTTAGTGGAATACCTTGTTATGTAATTCTTAATGATGGTTTACTTGGTGATTTAAAAGGTGAGAGTGACATAGAAGAGATATTTGATAATCAGATGGCTTATAATAAGCTTGCTTCTGAGGATATAGATACTCTTAAAAAAGGAATGAATCGTATTATATATGGTGTTGATGTTGAAGAAGAGTCAAGTAAACATTTCAAAATAAAGCCAGGTGCTTATTGGGATGTAGAAACATCTCAAACTGCTGACCAAAAACAGGCACAAATTAATACAATTCCTACTGACTTTGGATATGATAACAGAATAGAAAATTCACTTAATAGAATTAAGTCAGATATGCATGAGGTATTGAATATACCACTTATAAATAATCAAGACCTTAAAGGTATGATGACATCAGGCAAATCAATGAAGGCTTTGTATTGGCAACTAATAACTAGATGTGAAGAAAAAATGAAATCATGGGGTCCAGCTCTTGAATGGTTAATACGAGCTATGATAGAGATGATAGAAGTATATAACATAGCTCAAATACCTAAATTAGATGCAGATTCCTATGAAGTACTAGTTGAAAATCAGTATCCATTACAAGAGGATGAGGATTCTGAGAAATTACTTGATATTCAACAAGTAAATGCTCAAGCAATGTCTAGGAAAACTTTCATTAAGAAGTGGACTGATACTAATGATGATATAGCAGATGAAGAATTACAACAAATGTCAATAGAAAGACAAATATTAGAAGAAAGCTTCAATCTGGAAGAAGAATCAGAAGCTACAGATATAGAAGAATCAGAGGAAGAAACTGCTGAAAAAGAACCAAAAGAAGTAGTTGATGACTAATGACAAATAAGTTTAATAAGGCTATGAAGAATGCTGAAAGAGCTAGAGACATATCATCAAATAAAACTACTAAGAAGATAAGACAATTATATAAAGATATAGCTAATGAGTATGCAAAAAAATTAAATAAAGTTAACTCTAACACATTAACTGAACAATATTTAAGAGAAAGTATAATTTATTTAAGTAAAGAGTATGATAGGTTAGGAAAGAGGCTAAAAAAAGATATTGAAAGTGAAATATCAAAAGTAATAAAAACTACTACAGATGAACAATTAAGCTTTTTCAATAACATATGTGATAACTATTCAGTTAATTTAAAGCCACAATTCACTGATATGTTTAGTAAAGTTCATGAAGATGTACTAAGACAAGTTATATCTGGTAGCATGTACAAAGATAAAATTAAATTAAGTGATAGAATTTGGAGTAATATAGATAAAACTAAGAAGGATTTAGACTACATTGTAAGTAGAGGATTAGCAGAAAAAAGAGGTAGTTATGATATAGCAAAAGATTTAGAAAAGTATGTTAATCCAAAGGTAAAGAAAGATTATGATTGGTCAAAGGTATACCCTAAAAGTAATAAAAAGATAGATTTTAATGCCTATAGACTGGCATCCACATATATAACTCATGCGTATCAAAAGACAGCTAAAGAAAGCTGTAAGAAGAATCCATTTGTTAAAGGGATTAAATGGATGTCATCACATCATCCTAGAATGTGTAAGGTTTGTGCAGATAGAAATGGGAAAACATATATTCCAGAAGAATTACCATTAGAACATCCTCTAGGAAAGTGTACTTTTGAATATGATATTCCAATGAGTATGGAGGACATAGGGAAAGAGTTAAGAAGCTGGATAGATGGAGAAAAGAACTCTAAACTTGATGAATGGTTTGATGAATATGGATTAGAGTTTGCAGGAATAGAAGGAAAAGTTAATAAGAGTAAAGAGCCAACTGAAGATGAAATGTTAGCTTTATATAAATATATGGGTGGAGATGCCTATAAAATTAATGAGAAGTTAAGAAGAAATATTAAATTGACAGAAGAAGATGAATGGTTTATAAATAACTTAGATAGAGTTTTAGATAAAATACCAAATTATGAAGGGGATGTTACAAGGTCATTATATTTTTATAATCAGGAAGACTTAATTAAATTTTTAGAGGAGCACAAGCTTAGAAAAGTTAAAGAATATAGAGAATTTTTATCAACTACAAAAGGAGACACTTATAATCCTAATGCACAAGTGGAAATTTATATATTTGACTCTAAAAATGGGAAGAATATAAGCATGTATAATGATAAAGAAAAAGAAATTTTGTACAAGAGAAACTCTAAATTTGAAGTAATGGAAATTGAAGAAATAAATGGAAAATACTTTGTATTATTGGAGGAGAGAGATGAGTAAAGATGATAACTATAAAGAACCTTTTAGTCATCCAAGGTGGAAAGATGTACCATGGGGCGAAACTATTAGAGAAGTAGAACGAACTGAAGAGGAACAAGCAGAAATAAGGAAAAAATTTAGAAAAAAATTAAAAGAAATTGGAGTATTAAAAGAAGATTAAAGACACTTACTTAAATTAAAAATTAGTAGGTGTTTTTTTATTGCCTTTTTTAGCTATATGTAGGCGTAAAAGAAATAAATAGCAAACTATACTAGAGAAGCAAAACTCGTATAAAAGCGTAGTGTAGGAGGTAATAATGGAAGAATTATTAAAAAAATTAGGATACCAAGATACAGACATAAAAAACATAGTTGAGGGTATGAAAAAAGATAAAATTTACACTTCTAAGGAAGAAAACATAGATGAAAGATACAATAAGTTGAAAGAACAAAAAATAGCCTTAGAAGAGCAAATAAAAGGTGCAAATGATACTATATCAGATTTAAAGAAAAATAGTAAAAACAGTGAAGATATAGAAGCAAAAGTGAAAGAATGGGAAAATAAATATAATGAACTTGATAGTACAAGTAAAGCTAAAATAAAGAATATGACTATAGACTATGCTATAAATTCTAAACTATCTGGAGTAAATGAAAAATATAAGAAGCTCTTATGCAAAGAATTTGATATTGATAAGATTGAAGTAAAAGATACTGGAGAAATTATAGGCTTAGATGAACAATTTAAAAACATATCAGAAACATATAAAGAATGGTTTGAAAGTTCTACTCCAAGTAATACTGGTTCACCAGGTAATTTCCCAAGAAAATCAAATGTAGTCAATAATCCTTTTATAAAAGAAACATTCAATTTAACAGAACAAGGAAAATTATTAAAAGAAAACCCTGATAAAGCTAAAGAATTTGCAGCTCAAGCAGGAATAAATTTATAAGAAAGAGAGTGATTTAAATGGCAGTAACAAAATTAAGTGATGTAATAGTACCAGAATTATTTAACCCATATGTAATAAACAAGAGCATGGAGTTATCAGCTCTATATCAAAGTGGAATAATTACAAATGATGCAAGTTTGAATGCTTTAGCTTCTCAAGCTGCACCAGTTGTAAATATGCCTTTCTTTGAAGATTTAAGTGGAGAATCAGAACAAATAATAGAAGATGCTGATTTAACACCAAATAAAATTACTTCAAGTCAAGATGCAGCAGCTATATTAAGAAGAGCGAAAATGTGGGCAGCTACTGATTTATCAGCAGCTATGGCAGGAAAAGACCCAATGGCAGCAATAGCAAGCTTAGTTGGAAGCTTCTGGGCTAGAGATATGCAAAAAGAACTTATAGCAGTTTTAAATGGTATATTCTTATCTGCAAATATGACAACAAATAAATTAGATATATCAGCCGCAACAGGAAATGCAGCAAAATGGTCACCAGCAGCTTTTATAGATGCACAACAGTTATTAGGTGATGCACAAGAACAATTAAAGGCTATAGCAATGCATTCAGCTACAAAATCAGCACTTAAAAAGCAAAATTTAATAGAAACTATTAGACCAGATGCAGGTCCAGACTTTGACGTTTATCAAGATAAATTAGTTATAGTTGATGATGGCTGTCCTGTAACAAAAGAAGGTGTTTATACTTCTTATCTATTTGGAAGTGGAGCAATAGCTTTAGGAAATGGTAATCCAGTAGGATTTGTAGCTACTGAGATAGATAGAGATAAGAAAAAAGGTTCTGGAGTAGATTATTTAATCAATAGAAAAACATATATACTACATCCAAGAGGTATAAAATTTACTAATGCAAGTGTAGCTAAAACAGAAGGACCTTCAAGATTAGAGTTAGCAAAAGGTGAAAACTGGACAAGAGTTTATGAACCTAAACAAATAAGAATAGTTGAATTTAAGCATAAATTATAAAATGTAGATTTAGTAGGTGATAGTATGGATTTAGAAGTTTTAAAAAATATAAAAATAGAACTTAGAGAAGAACAATCACCTTTTTTTTCTGATGATGAAATTACTTATTACTATAATAAAAACAATCAAGATTTTAAAAGTACTATGTATGAGTTATGTATATTAAAGGCTGAAAATGATAGTATCACTTTACCTGGAGGATTAAGCATGCCAGAAAATAAATTATACTGGTTAAATTTAGCAAAAAAATATAAGACAAATGGAAGTAGATGTCTATGATAGCTCAGAAAGTAAAGCCAAAGATAATTAAGGCTATAAATAAGATGCCAACAGAAGGTATAGTAAAAAGAGTTGGAGTAAATGAGTTTGGAGAGCCTTCAGATGAAGAGAATATAATTTGCAATGTAATAGGCTTATATCATGAAGGAAGTAGCTCCATAAGTCAAATAACAAAGGATAAAGGTGTTGTTATAAAAGATAAAGAGCAATATTTAATGGTTGTTTATGATGAAGATACAATAAAAATAAAACAAGGTGATTTTATGTATTTGGATAATAATAAGTTTGTTATACAGGACCTTGGAAATCAAAATAGAATGAATATTTATTTTGATTTAAAGTTAGGAAAGGTGAGATAGTATGAGCAATGGACTTAAATTTGATGCTAACAAACTACTTAATGCCTTAGTAAGTAGAGAAATGAAAACCAAAGCTGCACTAGGAGCTTATGCAGATACTTCATCTCAGTTACTAGAAAGTAATGCTAAAAATGATAGACCATGGAAAGACCATACTCATGAGGCTAAAAACAGGCTACATGGTAGTTGGGAATGGCAAGGAGATACTATAAGGATAGCACTTAGTCATGGAGTTGACTATGGATTATACTTAGAAAAAGGTACAGGACCACATGTTATAGAAGCAAGACCAGGAAGTTACTTATTTTGGGATGGAGCATCACATCCTGTTAAAAAAGTTAATCATCCAGGAAGTAGACCATATCCAATTATAATGCCAACTATAGAGAAATGTGGACCAAGTATTATAAGGGGTCTTGATGTGATTTTAAAGTAGGTGAAACATGTTTAAAAAAATATATAAACATTTAAAAAATAAAGGTTTTAATGTGTATTCAATTGGGCAACATCAAGGATTATGTATAGAGCCTTTTTTAGTTATATTTGAAAAAGGTTCACTACAAACAACAGAAAAAAATATAATAAAAGATTTATTTGAGATATATGTATTTTATCCAATTGGACAGTATTCTAAAGTAAGTGAATACAAGACAAATATTGAAAATGTAATGGATGAAATAGTAGGAATAAAACAAGCTTATGAAGCTTTACCTATTCTTATAGATGATGAAAAACAAGCTTATTTCACAAGGTTAAGTTATTATGAAAACAAACAAATTAGGAGGTAATAAATATGGCAGTACAAATATTAAATCAATACCCACTTACAGATGTTGTATTAGTTCAAATTGAAACAGTTGAACAAAATCCAGTTACATATACATTTGATACATCTGATGAGATAGGGACAGAGGAAATCATTTCTGAAGGTGAAGAATTAACTTTAAAAATAAAGAAAAAAATAATAGCAAATAGAGCAGCAGAAGATACAAGTTTAGGATATGATTTAACATTAAAAGATAATGTATTTTGTCCTGAAATACTTCAAATAATGCAAGGTGGAACAATAGAAAAAGAGGAAGATGGTAGCTTTAAGAGATATTTAGCTCCAGAAGTAGGGAAGACTTTTTCTAAGAAATCTTTTAAAACAATAATTTATAGTTCAGTTGTTGGACCAGGAGGAGATACTGGGCAATTTGCTAAGACGACTTTCCCAAATTGTAAAGGAAAATCTGTTCCACTAAACTTTAAAGATGGAGAATATTATTCAAATGAATATGTTATAAATAGTAGACCTAATACAGGGCAATCTCCTTATGAGGTTGAAATAGTAGAAGAGTTGCCTAATGGTTATGAAGCTACAAAAGTATTTTTAGATAGTGCATCTGTAGCAGGAGCAACAGCAGGAGATAAAAAGATAACAGGATTAACAGCAGGTAAAATGTATAAGGTTACAGTTAATAGTGATATAAAATATACTTTAGCAGATGGAACATTAACAGATACTGAGTCTGATAAAGCAGCATTAACAGGAACAGAGATAATAGGATTAACAAATGGAGAAACATATAAGGTTGAAGAAGTTAGTGTAAGTATATAAATGGATTAAAGCTCTAGTAACTAACTAGAGCTTTTTTTAGAAAGGGGACATAAATATGAATGAACTTAAAGTAACAAGTTTAGAAGAATTAAAGAAAATAAAATTGACTGAGGTAATAGAAGTTGGAAGATTTTTAGATGGAACAATGTTAGTTGCAGAAGTAAAACAACCTGACTTAATGGCTCTTGCAATGGCTGGTAAGATACCAAACAGTCTAATGACAGCATCAATGAGTCTAGTTGAAGAGAAGGAAAGTAAAGACAGTACAGGTGAAAAAGTACTAAAGAAGATGAATGATGAGTCTAATTTCTCAAAAGAAATGTTTGAAATGATGGATATAGTTGCTAAAGAAGTGTTAGTTAACCCTACATATGCTCAGATTAAAAAAATAGGATTGGAACTTTCTATTGAACAAAGATTAACATTATTTAATCGTATTCAAGGAGGTACAAAGTCACTAGAAAACTTTCATCAAGAGTCCACAGATATTGAGGATTCTAAATCAAGTGATAATGTACAACAGGATGCCTAGTGAGATATTAAGAATTAAAGATGAATATACTTCTTTTTGTTTCGATGAAGCTTGTATGTTTTTAGTAGATGCTATAAAAAATGATAAAAAGCTTAAATTTGAAAATGATGAAAAGAAAACTATAGATAAAAATGAGAGAAAAACTTTTGTCCAAATAGCATTAGAGAAAAAGAAAAAAGTTAATAGGTAAAATATTCTAAATGAATAGAGTGAATTAATGTTAATTTATGATATAATGATAATATAGATATTTTGCAGTGTTCAATTTCTTATATACATTGGATGTAATCATTGAAAGTACTATGATATAAGCATATTTTGTGATATATCAAAAACACTACTGGTTACTCACTGCAATTTTAATATGGTTTTATATGTGTAAGGATTTAAAATGCTCAATTTATTTTGGGGTATTATATTAACTAAGTGGTATGTAAATTGGTATTAGAAAGTTTGCTGATAGAATCTAGCATACGTATTATATTAACTAAGTGGTATGTAAATTATAGTTGTAACCGCTGATTTTAAGGAATTAAACCCGTATTATATTAACTAAGTGGTATGTAAAGCCAAGTTGAAAATTTAGAATCTATGTCTTTACACCATGTATTATATTAACTAAGCAGTATGTAAAGATGGGAGCATTAACTTTAGCATTTGGAGCATTAGCAGGTATTATATTAACTATGTGGACTTAAATTTTGAACAAATACAGAAAACACTTATTTAAATAGTAAGTGTTTTTGTTGTGCTTAAATTTAATCAGTTATGTGAAATTATTATGGAATAATATTACAAATAATTAATGAAAAAATTATTAATATATTATATAATTGAACTAGAAAATACATTTAATTTATAGTGAAGGAGAATGTTATGGCATTATTTGGGGATAAAGTTGATAAAGAAGATAAAAAGAAATTAAAAGAGCAAGAAGAAATACAAAAATTCATGAATAAGTATCAATTACAAGATTTAAATGAAAAAGATTTAACTATTTTAAGAAGAATAGCAGATGATTTATTTGCAACTGGACTTATAAAAACAGGATTAGCATTGAGTTTTACAAAAATAGAAGAACAAACTAAAATAAATTATCTTAGTGCTTTAGTTGAGCAAAACTGGATGATAATTAGACAATTATCTCAATTGAATAGCAATATAGAAAAACTTGTAGAAGATAAAAAATAATGGACTGAAAATAATAATACAGAAAACACTTACTTAAATAGTAGGTGTTTTTTT